GGTACTGCCGCGATTGGCACAAACATCTGGACAAGTGGTAACGTCACAGCCTACTCAGACATTCGAGTTAAGACAAACATCGAAGTAATACCGAATGCCCTGGATAAGATTGACCAGCTTGGCGGTTACACCTTTGACCGTACTGACATAGCGTATGACGAGGGTGGTGAGCCTACGGTGCCTATTCGGCAGACTGGGGTGATCGCTCAGGAGGTCTTGGAAGTCTTGCCTGAAGCTGTAGTAGGTGATGAAGACCACTACTCGGTAGCCTACGGAAACATGGTTGGCCTCCTCATAGAAGGGATTAAAGAACTACGCGCTGAGGTTGAAGAGTTGAAGCGTCCTTGGTATAAGAAACTATTAGGAGTTAGATAATGGCATTACCCGCCTCCGGTACAATCGATCTGCTCGACATTGCTGACGAGTTCCCATTCCTCAGTGATGCAACACCACACAGTATCTCAGAGTTCTATAGTGCCGCTTCTGGTGTACCTGCATCTGGTACGATAGACTTTGCAGATTTCTACGGTACTTCAGGTGGCCCGAATGTGGCCTATCATGGAAGGTACTACACCGGAACTTCTGGCGATTTCCAAACAATAACTATTAACGTCCCCAGCACAACGCACACTAGCGTAATAGCCGTAGTCTGTGCCAGTGCAGGTACCAGCACAAAGATTAACCATAACATATCAACGTCAGCGTCTTCCAAGGGTAACGTTGGTTTACAGATGATGAAGACAGCACCAGCGGCCTCTACAGGTAGCAGCTATTACTACCACCAGACTGTTCTAGATATTACTACCTGGGCGAATGGGGTATCTGGTAACCAAGCTATGTACATCGTTGGTGGAATAGCCTTCGGATGCTACGTATATATCTTTACTTACGATGGGTCGCGTAGGATTGGTGGTCTTCCTTACGAGATTAATGAGGCCGAGTTACATTGGGGTGACGCAGGCTCACAGACATACGTGCAGCCAGCAGCTGGTTGGGCTGGCGCGCCAACACTTGGTTGGTGGGCGAGGGCTAACGCCTATACCTATGGGACTAACGTGGGGAGGGCCAGGGAGTACATTGCATTTTGGGGCTGCCGAGTGACTGGGGGTGGTAGGCTTGCTGTAATCTCAAGACCAACGGTAGGGCCACACGATTCCCAGTGGGCTGCCATGAACCTGAGTGACGGATGGGCCTTGGCATGGGGAACCTATTCAGACCACACAACAACACCTGCCAGTTACCCATCAATACGCTGCAATGAACCAACCTATAGCGGCGAACACCTCGCAGTTAATATGGTTCCACTAATCGTTTAATCGGAGTTAGACATGATCGACTACAAATATGAATTTGAAATTATAAGCCCTGAGCAGGGCAGGGTTCGGATACGGTTCGACCGTGATGGCTACCCATCCCTTCGCCGTGCTATGGTATGCGGAGATTTCAGCGAGGAGGCTCTGGAGTTGTTTGCAGAGTCCTGGACACCTTGGGCTTTTGGTGAGTGGGACAGGCTGGATAATACAAACAACCTCGAAGTCCCTCCCGCTGCGTTCGGCATTAAGAGCAGGCAGTATGATAAGCCTGTCAGGCCACCTGTCATTCCAGATACTCCTGAAGAAGCAGCAGCCAAGCGGCTAGAGCTAGACCTGAACGTCATTGAGCAGTCTCGTTCAGCTAGGGAGTATGGTGGTATTGTCTGGTCTAAGCCGAATGGAGACACATACCTATTCGACACTTCAGCATCTAGCCAAGCCCGTTTCACATCTGCCGTAGCCTTGGCAGACCGGGGTAGCCGTCCAGACGGGGCAGGTTGGAAGTGCTTGGCAGTTGATGAGGTTGGCGATACTGAGTTGGTCTATCTCCCTCTGACCAACTTGGAGTTGATAGAGATTGCCGAGTTGATTGGTGACCACGTACAGAAGTGCTTTGATGTTGAAGAGACAGCCCGTACTAAGCGCATAGCTGGTGATGAAACAGTTAGCTTTGAAGAGGAGTGGGCATTAGCATGATAACTCTTGAGAAGCACGTAGAGATGCCGAGAGAAGCACAGGCGTGGGTCTGGGCTAACTGGCAGCAGAAGCTGATTGGTGACGCTTGCCTCCTCGTCAAGAAGGATGGGGAGATTACTGGTCTTATCAACTTTGTCCCGAGCACAGACCTGCCTGAGAATGTAGAGCACCGTACATACAGCAAGAATAGTGCTGAGTGGATGTGCAAAGAAGCTGGGCAGGAACTGTACGACCTGACCTTTAACATGCTGGGCTATGAGTCGTGCTATTGCCTTATTCCTACTTATAATAAGGGTGCTATTAAGCTACTGGAGCGTATGGAGGCTGTCGGATGGTGGCCAAGCTCGATACGTTCCATGATTACATACCATGATGGTACGCCTTTGCACAAGTGGGAGGTTACCGCTGATGTGTGGAGAGAGTGGGAGAATCCTTCCGAGCCGGAAGAAACTGAGGAGGTCTAATGTCCATCTTCGACAATCCTGGGCTGATGAATGCGCTGGCGGCTCTGAAGGCTAAGCAGGAGGAGGAGGCTGGTGGTGGTGTATCCGGTACTGGCGTAGCCCCTACACAGCGTCAGCAGCCTCAGCAGCAGACTCAGGAGCGTCAGCTGTCGCTAGGTGGTGCCGGGTTCGTACCTTCGCAGCCTGCACAGCCTATCCCCGCTGGAGACACTATGCTGTCTCAGAACATGCCGGGTGATATTGGGCCAATGCCTAACATCTATGGTAGCCGCAACTACGAGGCAACCACCTACGGAGAATCTCCGAAGTATCAGCAGCACAGCGAGTGGGGGCTGGACAACCGCCCTGACTTGGCAGGTACCCAGTACGAGAATGTCTACCTCCCCAACCGTCCTACCTTTGACTCCACGCCGAATTACGACATTGGGCCGAACGGGAGAGCACACATACGTGGGCCTGCCGGCGCTCAGGCTAGGGCTGAGAAAGTTGAGGGAGAGGCGGATGCTAGGCAGGATGTAGAAGCATGGCACAACTACTACAACGAGAATGAGGACTACCGGCAGCTGCTGAGTCTTGACGAGCAGCAGGACTTGCTGTTCCTCGATCACCTCAATGGTGACATAACACAGAAGGACTACAAGAAGCAGTCGTATGACCTCCGTAAGTCCTTTGGACTGGAGAGGCACTACGGAGTCAAGGGGAGGGATAGTCACCGATTCGAGTACCAGTATGACGTAGGTGATAAGAAGCTAACCGGCGACCCGTATGCTGACTTCCTGAAGAATCATGACAAGGTGGGTGGCTTCTTCGATCAGGAGGACTTACCCGGTGGCAGCTTCTTCCAAGAGGCTATACGTAACCCGTTCGTGGAACTTGCAGCGAACGTCATTGCTCCAGGCTATGGAACACTGGCACTGACTGCGGCACGTGCGGCAGATGGTGAGACTCTACATGCTGGGGATTACGGACGGGTAGTAGGATCGTTCGCCCCAATGGGTGGAGGGATGCTTAGTAAGGCCACTAATGGTTTTATATCTCCCACGATAGGTAGCGGTATTGTAGCCGCTGGCGCTGAGGGGATTGCAGGTGGTAACCTACAGGATATGGCACTGGCTGGCCTCAAAAACGTAGCAGCTAACACCACAGTCAACCTAGTCAAAGCTAACCTGAGTGGTAAGCCAGCCTCGATGGTGCTGGATGATGTTCTGCCGGATGCAGTTGCAGAGCCTACCGGAGAGTTTATCGATAAAGTGTTTGGCAGTGGGGACACGCAGGGCTGGCTCAATGAGACACTGAACCTACCTGGAGACACTGACTACATCGGTGATGGTAAGACCTACGATACCTTTGAAGAGTTCATGGCTGCGGAGCCTGAAGGTGGCTACACAGACTGGGCAGAACGGGCATCTAGGTTTGACCTGCCCAAGTCCGTCATCGATATGATGGACAACCCAATACTGTTGAAGGGTCTTGACCACTTGCAGAACGTGATCGTCAAGGATGGGTTGGTTAATGAGTATGAGCCGCAAGGGCCGACCTACAACCCCGAGACAAACGTATCAGATAACTACGACCCCGCACAGGGAGCAGAGACTCCGTTCGTTGACCCGAATGAACTGATGATACCTAGTGATACACTGGGTGACATTGATGGACTGCCGGGCTTGCCAGCTATCGAGCAGGATGGGGACGGGAAAGGCAATGGCGGCGGTGATGGTGAGACTGAGGAGCCTCAAGTAGGTGGTGACTCAGAGGCTGAAGACCCTGAAGTCCCGTCAGAGACTCCGACTGAAGACCCTGAAGTTCCGGCAGATGCTCGGGATGAAGACCCTGAAGCCCCGTCAGTACCTTCGCAGCCTGATGGGCCTGAAGAGCCTTATGGGCCGGCAGACTTGGACGACCCCTCAGAGCAGCCTTCAGGTCCAGGTGTTCCGGGGAGGGACGGTAGAGATGGGCGGGACGGGGCGGATGCGTCAGGGATGTTCGACCCCGAGTGGACGGAACTGTTCCCATACACCAAGCTATCTCCGAGCCAGAGAGCCGTACTGGCACCGTTGAAGAAACACGTACAGAGGATTAGATGATGAGGACTTATAAGGAGTTGGTAAATGGAGTCCTGACTAGGCTCCGAGAAGACGCAGTAGCTACAGTGGCGGCGGGTGATGCGTATGTTCAGATAGTTGCTGACTATGTAAACGATGCTAAGCGTACCGTAGAGGACGCATGGCGGTGGAACGGACTCCGGAGGGTTGTCGAGTTTACTACTGTTGAAGGACAGCAGGACTACAGCTTGACAGACTCCGGAAATTATGCTATAATAGATACAGTACTTAACACAACAACCACTGGCTACCTAGGTAATCAGACTCTGAAGGCTATGCGCTACAGAGATGCCGTTTATGATGGAACCAGTTCATATCCAACCACTTACGCTCTGAATGGCATTGACGGTAATGGGGATGTTAAGTTACGGCTGTCGCCAGTACCCATTGCTGGTCAGGCTATTCAGGTTGACTTGTGGCAACGTACACCTGACTTTACCTCTGATGATGATGTACTGGTTATCCCTGATAAGCCTGTGTTGTATCACGCCCTAGCCTTAGCAGCTAGTGAGCGCGGAGAAGTTGGTGGTCTAACCTCAGCAGAACTCTCCCAAGTAGCTAGGCGCTACCTGTCAGATGCTATCGCACTTGATGCGAACATGAATCCAGCAGACCTTATATGGTATACTGAGTAATGGCACAGCAGCAGAACATAACTATCGCAGCACCTGCGTTCTTCGGGTTAAACACCCAGGACTCCCCTATCACCCAGTCACCTAACTTTGCCAAGGTGGCTGAACATGCGGTGGTTGACCGCTATGGTAGGATTGGTGCTCGGAAGGCTATGGCCCTCTCCAGTACTACGATACCTAATGAGACTCCCCCAGCTGGGCAGACTTACGAGTACATCATCAATGTTACCCAGCGTGTTAACGTCAACGGTACATGGTGGATACTGTGTGCTGGCCAGCGGAATGAGATAGCTGATGCCGATGGTTCTGTAACCTCGGTAGTCAGTCAGATGTACCGGTATGACCTGGATACAAACACTCTGGCACTTATGACAGTACCAGCAGTTAACGACTCTACCACCCTCTCAAGGGCCACCCTCGTACCGTTCAATGACAAGGCTTATGTCATGTCCAGCACTAACGAGATGCTGGTGTTCGATGGGACTATGACGCTGAAGCTCATCAGCACTGAGGCTGGCTACATTGGAATCGACAACACTACCGCGCCTACGCCTACTGGTGGGGTTGGTGCGTATGGACGACTGTGGTACTTTGGCCACGGTGGTGACGACCAGACCCTCTACTACAGTGATCTACTGATTGCTGCAAGCGCTTATGATCCGGGTGGCATAGACCCGCTCTCGACAGCTGGTAAGATTGATGTTCGAGAGTACTGGCCACAAGGTCAAGATAGCATCGTGAGTGTCGCTGCTCATAACAACCTGCTGATTATCTTTGGCAGGCAGTCTGTACTGTTATGGGGTAACCCACAAGGTGACCCAGCAGCTGTAGGGGGCATATACTTGGCAGACACTGTAGCCAACATAGGCTGTATAGCCGAAGGCTCGGTAGTCAATACAGGCAATGACGTACTCTTCCTCGATGATACTGGTGTTCGATCCCTGGGTAGGACTATTCAGGAACAGTCAGCACCTATCGGTGACATTACTAAGAATGTACGGGATGATGTACGGGAACTGATTCGTAGTACCGTAGACCCCAGAACTATTCGTATGACCTACGCACCTGACGAGAGCTTCGTGCTCTTGATCTTCGGTGAGAAGAACATGGTGTTCTGTCTAGACATGCGTAGTCCTCTTGAGGATGGCGCAGCCCGAGTAACAACATGGCCGGGTGTTATGGTGAATGACGCATCATTCCTAGAGTCAGGTAGTGAGGAGGGTACGCTGTTCTTCGGCTCGAGTGTGGGTGTTGGTATGCTAAAGTACGATGATACCTACCTGGAGTATACCGGCAGTCCGTACCTGTTCCGCTACTACAGCCATCCGTTAACCTTCGGAGACCCAGCGCGGTTGAAGTTTGTTAAGCAGGCTGACTTTACGGTGGTGAGTTCACTGACTGATACCAATGGGTTTGTCAAGTGGGCGCAGAACTATAGTGATGCCTATAAGAGCAGGCAGATAGTAATCACTGCTGGGCAGGCTGACTACTGGGGAGATGGAGAGTTTAACAACGCTTCATACCTAGAGAGTGACGCACGTATCAAGAGATACAAAGTAAACACAACAGGTAGCGGTGAAGCTATCAGTGTAGGATTGGAAGTAGAGATTGATGGCACTGCCGCATCGCTACAGGAAATTAATATTCAAGCATTACTCGGGAGAATTATCTAATGGGTGCATTATCAGAACTGCTTGGTGCTGGAGTTACCGCCGCTGGTGGTGCCGCCATTGCAAGCAACCTAATTGACACTGGCAAAAACGCACAGGAACAACTTGGCGGCTATGACCCAGCGTCTGAATCGTTCACAGGACTGGCCGGAGGGTTGGTAGACTCTACTGCCTTTAAGCCATACACAGTTACAACCAACCTGGGCCAAGGCTCGGTAGGCGCTGATGGTAGTGTCGATCTTGGTGTTGGGCCTAACCAGCAGTTGCAGGATGGTGGTCTCCAGAACTACGGATACGGCAGTGGTAACATGCAGTCCGGTGCTGGTATGATTTCCGGAGCAGAGGCGGGTCTCGGCGCTGGTGCTGGAATGCAGAACAGTGCTTACGAGATGGCCATGAACAACCAATCCAACCCAGCCTATCAGCAGGCTATGAGTGCTATGGGTGGGGGCATGAATGGCTTGCAGGGTATGCAGCAAGGCTATCAGGGTGCCGCTAACCAGATGATGCAGAACTCACTGCAAGATACAGCTGGTCGAGAAACCGACATTTTCGGTCGTATGATGGCAGCACAGCAGCCCGGACTAGACCGGCAGAATGCACAGATGCAAGCACGTGCACATGCTCAGGGTCGCGGTGGTGTAGCTGGTAGTCAGTACGGTGGCAGTGGTGAGCAGTACGCTCAGTCACGCGCTCAGATGGAGGCTCAGAACTCGGCAATGCTCGGTGCGATGGGGCAGGCCCAGAGTGAGATGATGAACCAAGGCAGCTTGGCGGGTCAGTATGGTCAGCTTGGTAACGCTACGGCTGGTCTCCAGGGACAACTCGGGCAGAGCATGGGCCAGCTTGGTCAAGGACAGGCAGCGCTTGGTCAAGGTGCTGGAGCACTGGCCAGCAGCATAGGCTCAGCGATGGACGCTAACGCTATGCAGAGTGGACAGCTTGGCGGTATGCTGGCCAACATAGGCAACATGCAGACCAACGCAGGGTTGCAGGGTTACCAAGGTAGCTTCATGCCGATGCAGACTCAGATGGATGCAATGGGTCTTGGCTTGCAGAACAGCAACCTTGCTCAGACTGGCCAGATCGCCGGAGCCAACCTCGCAGGCCAGACTACACTGGGTGGTATCCAGACTGATGTTAACGCTCAGAAGGCAGCGTCTGAAGTCTACGGTAATATGTTCGGTTCGCTGGGTAACATCATCAGCGGGTCGGATACTATCGATGATTGGTTGTCCAAGATTCCAGGGCTAGGAGGTTAAGATGGCAGGAACAGCAGCAGACTTATCGGGAATGCTTACGGGCATTGCAAGCACAGTCGGGGAGATGGGCAAGCCAGCCTCGGCTTTATTTCAGAACCTCGGTGCTCCCCTGCCTGACCCCAACGACCCTAAGTCGATGGAGGAGTATGCGGCGTGGCTTCAGAAGATGGGCAGGAACGATGAAGCCCTTCAGTACATGCAAGGCGCTCGGGCTGCGGAGGCTAGTACGCTGGCCGCCGGAAGAGAGAAGCGTGAGAAGATGGCGCACATCGAAGCCGAGCAGACTAAGGCTATAGCCCAGACGTACTTCTCACTGAAGGATAAGCCTGACGAGCGTGAGAAGTGGATAGCTGCTATGCAGGAGGCTGGTAAGGGTCAGATAATTGATGAACTCCAGCAGCGTGAGGTTAAGATTGCACAGGCTCAGGAGCAGCACCAGTGGCAGAGGGCATCTGCGGAGGCACGTGCACGGTCAGAGTCTGACAAGCAGATGCAAGACAACATCATGAAAAGCTACATGTCTATCAAAGACCCGGCAGACCGTGAGAAGTTCTTAGGGGCTATGGATGAGGCAGGTAAGGGGGACTATACCCAGCCCATCCGCAGGGCTATGCTGTCTATGGAGACCCAGCGAGAGCAGCTAGACCGTGCTCGTAGGGAGAAGGGTGTAGTACTGGATTCGGACTTCTTCGGAGACTCTGATGAAGGTAAGGACATGTACGCTAAGTACCAGAAGATGCGTGATGCTGGCGCATTCGGCGCAGCCACACAGCTTGCCTCGACCTACGCCACTGGCCAGTTCCAGCAGGCTCTGCACAAGGAGAGTGCTGGGGTTCACAAGTACGAACTCGACAATGCCAGAGCCTACCTGGAGAAGGTAAACTGGCAGGATGAGATAGAGGACTTTGGAATCGGCAACATCGATGATTTCTCTGAGGCTGAGACGGAGGCACTGCTGACACAGGTTGTGGAGTTCAATAAGAAGAAGGGTTACATGCCTAAGAAAGAAGACATGATGCAGCTTCTAGCTAACTACAGAGGCAAGACTGTCGAATCTGGAGGCTTCTTGGGTATGAATACTACCAAGGTTAGTCCTAAAGCGGCAACCGACCTGCCCGAAGATACTCCACCGGCTTCTAACTACAAAGAGGGTACTGTTGCCGAGATTGGCGGTAAGCGATACAAGTCAGTCGATGGCCAGTGGGTTGAGGTCTAATGTCCTTTAAGGTTATCGAGGAGCCGGGCTTCAGAATCATCGATGAGGATGAGAACAAAGGCGCTGACATATACGATATGCTCAGCGGTGACGTATCGGCTACTACGATGCTGGACAGTGTCATCAACCCAGTACGTGAGTTTGCTGGTGGTGCAAGTTACCAGCTAGCTGACGAGGCTGAGGCGTTTGCTCGGTCGATGGTTGACAGGTATGCCCCTCGTACAGAGGCTGACAAGATTGCTGAGCAGTTCGGCGGTGAGAAGAAGTATATATCATACGAGGACTTCAAGCAGGAGATAGATGAGGAGAGGGCTGGCTGGCGGGAAGAGAACGAAGGAGCCGCCCTGGCTCTGGAGATTGCCGGTGGCTTCATGGGGCCAGGTGGTCTGCTCGGCAAGCTCGGTGCCGGTAAGACACCGATGCAGACTGCCATTCGATCTGCTGGGATAGGTAGCGCAGAGGGTGCAGTCTATGGATTCGGTGAGGGTACTAACTTTACTGATAGGCTTGAAC